AAATCTGTTTGTGTTGGTGGAGTCCATGACACCGTAATCTGCCGATACTCACCGTGTGCTGCTGGATTAGTTGGAACACTAGGAGGCGTTGTATCAATTGCAACTGTTTGGCTTGCCGCTTTATATACGCTTGAAACGCCAAGCTCATTAATTGCTTTAACTCTTACATAATAAACTTTTAGACTTTCAACATTAGTAATTACAAATGGGGATAATCTTGTTTCTTGCGATAAATAGTTATCGCTTCTAACTGCTATCCCTGTTCCCGCCCCAACACCAGTAGCTGTAAATATTACGCCAACAGTGTTTGATGCTGCACCAATACCTGTCCAAGCAGTATTTCCTGCTGTTAAAATCTCATAGCTTTTGCCAACAACAAGCGAACCTGCCGCTTCGGTTATAGCCCATTCAACAACATATCTATCAACAAAAGCGTCAACAGAAGTCGGCCAAGTTACGTTAAAAAACGAATTAGTTGTACCATCAGCAGCAATAAATGTATCCCCAGCAACTGCAACTGATGCAGGAGGTTGAGCTACTTTACCATCGTATAATTCGACAGTACCTCCATCTAAAAATACTTCTTCATCACTTGTTGCCCAGTTCCAAATGTTTGCTGCTGTTTCAATGGCTTGTACGTTTACAATTATTTGACCATCTGAACCTAGAGATAATGAATAACCAACAACCTCAAATATTTTTGCAACATAACCAAAGTCAGGATAATTAACGTTTATATTGTCCCCAATTTTAAATCTAAGCGCACTTAAATTACAGGGTATGGTTATAGCTTCTTCTTGCCTAGAACGCAGTAAAGCAAGCTTTGCAAGCCTCTGAGCGCGAATATTGTTAGTAGTAAAGGGCAATGCCATATCAAGATAGATTGGATCGCCATCTTGTACTGCAAACGTACTAGAAATTTGTGCAGGGTAATCAGCAAGAATGTAATTATCATCTTCTGATAAGAAAACACCTTTTACACCGTTAAACACATTTCTTCGTGACTGCTTTGTTTGTACAGTAATATCACCAACTATTTGTGATGCATCAACAGTAAAAGCAGGAGCAACATATTGACCAGCATGTATTTCAAATTTGCCGCCTGAGTACACTAACCGACCAGCCATTGAGCCTGTTATTATTTCAATGTTAGATTTTAAGGTTGATGCAGTATCAACAACACCGTTAATTGTATATCGTGGCTGAAAAACGTTATCTGATGCAGGTTTTATTTGTACAGCTTGATCGCAAACACCTTTGGCGGTAATTACCGAAGAAATTAAAATGTTATCGTCTATCTCACCTAAACCATATTTAGCATCTCGCAAATAATCATAAAGGCAAAGAGCGTTGTTTTGTGACCAAGAAAATATCCTAGCTTGGCCTGTTCCTTCTCCAACTCCAGTAGCTCTAAACTCTAATCCAACAGTATTTGATGCTGCTCCAATTGCTGTAAAGTTAGTTGCAGTACCAGAATTACTAAGGCTTAATATTTTATATTTTGTACCAACAACAAAACTACCTGCTGTAGTGCTGTTAGTGAGATCAAGCACTTTCTTGCCGCGAATCACGGTTGATATGTTTGGTAAACCACTAGAGAACTTATCGAAATCACGCTCAAGTCTAATGACCATGTAAGCGGTATCTAACAATTTATGATTTGTTGTCCACTTGTTGTTTGATGCATTAACCAGGTTGTCTGTTCTAGGCGATATTGCTGTGGAGTCTGTAGCGTTGTCAGAAACTGTCTGATCGCCTTTAAAAAAACGTATTTCTACCCTACTGCCCCAATTGTTGTAATATCCTTGAGTAGAGTCCCATATTTTTTCGTCGTTAAACCAGACTTGCTCGTAAGCATCAATCTCATGGGCCGCAACAGCACCAACTAACCACAAATATTTCTTATCTGCGCCTGTTGACTCTAAATATACGACATTTGCTCCAACTCTTGTGCGACCATAAATTATCTTGCGAGATTGTGCAGCCTCTCTAGTCATTACTGACTGACCACCCATTTGAACACCTAAATCTGGCTTTGGTGTTAATGCTCTTGTAACAAGCGAAAACCCTGCGCTAATAGCAAATGCAGCCCACGAAAAAGTCATTCCTGCTACAGCAGTAGCAGCACCAAAACCAGTTGCGATAGCCGTAATTAAGGTAACTGCCATTATTTAATCCTTTAGGAATTTTGAGTAAATGCGCTCAATAAGATCAAAACCCATTCCGACTAACAAACTGTCAAATGGAATATGTACTTTTGTGTTTATGTTAAATAGGGATACGCCATTATCTCGACAATAATCTTCGGCATATTTTATAAGGTGATAGCCAGTTGCTCCGGCTCTGTGATTTGGTAATACAAACGTAACATCGTTATTTGCAAATATATGATCCTGATAATGCATACTTTGACTAACGACTAAAACGCAGTAACCTACTAATTGACCTCGATCTCGCGCAGTAAAAATTCGTAACATGCCCTGCGTATCAAGTTTTGCGTATTGCTCCCAATCGGGATTTAACTTAATCGTGCCTTTGTTTAACGCAACTAATTCCCAATGTTCTTTTAATAATGGCTCAATTTCATGGCGTACATTAGCCATAGATTCATGCGCTATCTTCATATTGAGTGCCTATTCGTATTGATTTGGATATGGATTTTGACCATTTCCAGTTCCTGACCCTCCACTGCTACCACCTGCTGACCCAGTAGGCCGACCCCAAATTATTTCTTTTTGTACAATAGAAGTAACAAACTCAAAGCCAGCATCATAATTAGGATTGTCGCTTCCATTAGCTAATTTAAGTGGATAATCTATCTTTTGGTCTTCTGCGGTGTATCGCCTAACTTTTGTTCGCTCAAAAGCGACTAATTTATTCTCAACATTAACACTTATAGTTGATGTTTCAGCGCCCTCAGAAATAGTCATTGTGTCCATAAAACCTGAGAAAACAACAATAGGATCAGCAATTAAAGCGCCTTGATCGTTAAACGCACCTAAAAATACAGTTAATGGTCTACCTTGATATTGATAACCTAACGCTTGGGCAACAAACGCTCTATTTAGACCAGAAAGTGCAACATTAATGCCTGTTGCTGATATGTCTGACGTTTCAGCAATGTCACTAATAGATAAAAGATCACCTAACCCTGTGTAAGTTTCGCCACCAAAAGCAAGATCGCCTAAGCCAGACCAAAGAAGTACAGGATTTGAAGTGTCGCTTGAATCAAATACCATTTTTACAAAATAAACCGGACGAACAACATCAGCCGTTGTAACACCAAGCATTCCACTGGTAAGCGTTCTACTCATAATGCCTCCACGCAAGCAAAGGTAAAGCCATACAAGGAAGTTGAGTCAATAGACCAGCCAACATCGTTAGCGGCCATACGCCAAAGCGTTTTAGGTAAGTTGTATTTTATAGCTTGGGAAGAAGTTACAGCTAACCGCAAAGGTGGCTGAAAGTTTAATGTGGCTTCGTTAGCAACTTTAGTTTCAGTTACTAAGTACAAACGGTTATTTAACTCAAAATAAGTACCAGCAGGGACTACAGATGCAGCACCTGTTGCCAACTCTAAAGTTTCTGCTCTTATAGCGGCACTATCAACAGTGCCATTCGCAAGAGTGCTTGTATGTAAAGGATTGCCAAAAGTAAAAGTATTTTCTCTTCCTTTGAGGCCAACAATGAACGCTTCAACTGATGGAGCCTCCGCATGACTAAGTGGTGGAAAGGATACCTCGGCCTCCCATCTAGCCCCTTGGTGTGCGTAGACTTGAGTGTCTAAGGTAAAAGGTGATTGTGAAACAGCTACTACTCGATTAAGTCTCATAGACATATTAGCAATGCCTACTGATGGGAAGGTTAAGGTTGTCATTGATTACGCTCCTGCCATTGCTTTCGAGAAGTTACCACCGCGCAATCGAGCGTCTGCCACTGCACCTTTAGCCGCATTTGAAATCTGCGGCATTAATGCAACGATTTCTGCTCTAACAGTGCTTTGTATGCCAGTAGTGACATTAATAGTTTGGTTTATAACAACGTCTGCACCGTTGCCAGAATTCTTTAAAGCATCATTGCTAGTAACTCGGCCTGACGTACCCATTGTTAACAGCTCTGGGCCACGCTCACCAACAAGATAGGACTCACCACCACGAACCTGACCACCTAATGCTCGACCTCCAGCAATAGCCGTACCAGCAACAATGCCAGCAGACGCATAACCCATTGCCAGAATGCCCTGCCTTGAAGCAAGCCAAGCTATTGGCCCTCCACCAGCTTCAAAAGCGGAGGCTAATGCGGCTGCTTGTTGAGTTGCAACAATTATTTGAGCAATTGCTATTGCTTTTTGTATGGCAAATAAGATTTTAGCTTCTTTTGAACCCTCTTCAGCAATACCGTGAAGACTTGTTGCTATGTTTTGCGCGGATTGCAAGGCTTGATTTTCAATTTGAGCCTTTGCTGCTGCAAGTGCTTTGGCTTCAGCAATCGCTTTGTCATTGTCTGCTTTTCGGCTTAACGCATCTTTTTCTCTTAACTCTTGTCTTTTTTGTTGCGCTGCTGTCTCAATGTCTAAAATTGCTTGCGCATGTTCTTCTTTACTAATTTTTTCTAAAGCAAGTTGCTCGTTTTCAAAGTTAATCTTTTCTTGTTCTATTGAGTTAATAAGAGCCTGTTCTTTCATTGCATCTTGAGACAGTTTTAATAATCTTTTATCTGTTTTTGCTTGCTCTGCGGCTTCTCTTTTTGCATCAGCAGCATTTTTGTTTTGTTCTCTTTTTGCTTCGGCATCTGTCCTAATTTTTTCAGCTTTTACAGCAACATCCATTTCTCTTGCTAAATTATCTTCAGCAATTTTAATTTGCGACCCTGATGCACCAGCGTCTTTTAATGCTTTTAGTTTTTCTGCTTGCTGTATCTTTAATAGCTCAATACCTTTTATTCCAGCTTTGTTTAAATCAGCAGAAAGTTTAAGTGCTGTTTTAGTATTTTCATTATCCTTTTCATCATCTTTCACTTTTTGCTTTTTTAAGGCGCTTTCTTTAATTAACTTTTCAATTGTTTCTTTTTGAGTTGCATTAGCTTCTTTATACGCCTGACTTGACCTAATAATTGCCGCTTCAGATTCACCAGTAACTCTAATTTCTTCTTTGAGACTTTCTACCAAACTTTCTGTTGCATTAGAATAATCATCTGTATCTTTCGTTATTTTATTTATTTCTTCTCTAGCAACCTCAATAATAGTTGCTTGCTTGTTAATTTCTTTAGTAAGCCTTTCTTCAATTGATGTATGTGCTTGTGAAGTGTGCATATAATCACGAAAAGATTTGTTAGCTTTTACAATCTTCTTTTCTGCATTTTCCATAGCTTTTTCTAATTCAGCTATTTCTTTAGCAGCTTGCGCTTTAGCTATTAGTTTTAAAGAATCGCTTAACTCTTCAAAACGCTCAAACAAACCTTCAGATGAAGTTTCTAGCTCTTTTAAAGCCTCTGAAACATTAAATATACTGTTATATAACGTGCCTCCTAACATCGCTCCAAAGGCTACTAAAGCACCAACTACGGCACCTCCAGGCCCAAAGATAGAAGCTAATTGCGGCCCCTGCTGACCAATAATAGTAAAGGCACTTGTTCCCATTTGCGCTTGAACTGCAACGTCTTGTAACTGCCATGAAACTTGTTGCATAGAGCCGCGCATAGCTCTAAATGGCCCACCAGTTGCTCCTGCTGACATAGCAGCATTTTTAGTTGCTTGAGCTTGTTTTTGTGCTTGTTCAGCAACCTCCATTGATGATTGTGCTAAAGCAAGTTGTTCTTTAGTAGCTCCTGCATCAGCAAGCTCAAGCATTTTTATTTGATTTTTTGTTAATCCAGCAGTTTTTGCCTGTTGCTTAAAATCAGCATTTAATTTTTCTGTTGCTTTTTCTAATTCAGCAACCTTTGATTCCGTTTTTTTGCCAGTTTCCCCAAAATCTTTTAAATTCTTGGTTCCCTCTTTTACTTCGTCAGTATTAACGCCAACTATTAGTTCAGTTTTATCAACCATAATTATTAATCTCTTGAGAGTGTAAAGCGTCTAAAACAGTAATAGCCTCAACCTCAAATGACGAAAGTTCACCATGAATCTGCATATAAGCAGTTATTTGAGGATAAGTAATACAATCTGGCGCAGAATTTTTTAGTGCGACAAAAATAGACCACAAATATGTTAATTTTGGGTCTAAAGTTGGCGCATTTTGCAATTCTTTAGGGGGTTTACCAATAGATTTAGCAACTTGCTTTAAATTATCAATACGACTGACTTTTGAGCCTTTATCATAGCCAAGCGACCAAAATTGCCACTTGGCATACTTAGATAGCTCATTAATCAGCCTTTGATAAAATTTTTCCGGTCGGACACAAAGGTATCAATTTGACTTGCGACACTTGGGGCATTGACGTACAAATCTCTAGCGGCTTCTGGCGAGAAAGGTATTTCTTTTTTTCCTTGAGACAGTCCACGCCATGATTTAGTAATGGCAACAATTAAATCAATTTCACCACCTTCTTCTTCGGCAATTAACTTTCTATGGTATGCCCTTACAGCCGTTCTATAAGCCTTAGAGTCGATACCCTGAAGAGTGATGTAGAAATCGGTTTCTTTGCCGTCTAAGGGGCTTACAATGCGTATTTCAGCCCCTTCTTCGTGTGCGTCTACTGTGTATAGCGTATTAATGTCCATTTTGTGCCTTATGATTTAATTATAGTAGTGACTCGATCTAGTGGTAGCCTCGATCTATGAAATTAAGCTGGTACTCTAGTGACTTTAATTTGTGACGCATCAGATGCGTTGTATAAAGCAATAAAGTCTAATGTTACAGTTACTGCACCTGGGCCAGAGACTTCTGGATTGCCAGAGTTATATTTTACTTTGGGAAGCAAAACAATATAGTCGTTACCAAGCGCGTCAGTTAGCGTAAACTGAATTGACGAAGTAGTTTCGTTAATAAACTTGTCAATTAAAGTTGTATTCTCAAAATACGCTGTAACAGAACCAGTTATGCTTGATTTTCCAATAGACGGAAGTAAGGTATCAGCAGAACCAACAACATAAAGTGCTTCCATACCGTTATCAATATTTAGCTCAAGTGCGGTAATAACAGCAATAGCACTGCCACCTTCAGTAATTGACCCTGAAAACGAATCAAACGGTGCAGTTGTTGTTTCTGCGCTATAAGTAGAGCTTCCCAATGCGCTGCTTGATGTAGTAAATCCAGAACCAATAATGCCAAATGATCCAGTGACCATTGAATTTGGCGCAACAGATAGAGACATATAGTTAAATTGACAGCCTGTAGAGCGCAAAAACTTGCCAATATCTTGGTGATGCCGTTCAACAGTAAAACTTCTACGTGTTGTACCTGCTTTAAGCACGTTTCCAGCCCAAGTTCCGCACAAAGTTGCTTGCCATAGGTCATCTAAGCCGCCATAAGACATTTCAAAATTAATATCGCCTGTTACAGACTTGTTTCCATGCCTAAAATGAGCAATTTGTCGGTCTTCACGCAATTCTTCTGACTCAACAGCGTCTTTTGACAGACCTAATGTTGTTCCAGTGTGACGAATAGGAGTGAATCCTGGTGATGATGGTGTAGTTCCAAATGTTGTTTCAAGAACATAGGATAGATTGTGGCGTGAGCCTGTTGCAATAGTCATAATTTACCTCGGAGTGACATGAGCCATATAGTTAATAGATATTGAAATAATGAAACGATCTTCGTCTTTTATTCCTGAGTTTCTTGATACATCACCAAGCCTTACAGTTTTGCCATTTTTAGATAAATCTGTACCACGTTTAAAGTGATCGGCTACTGCATCGGCTTTAATTTCTGCCTCGCCACGCCCTTTTCCTGCTGGCGCAAATATATCTATTTGGTAAATCCCTACATATTCATCTAAACCGCTAGTACCTAAACCTGCCTGAATTGTTGAAGCAGGAAGTATTGTTGGCCTAAGATAAAGCGTATCTTTTACAGGAATGTATGCTGTGTTCTCCCAAGCAATAGGTGATTGCCCAGTAAGAGTGTTTAATCGTGAATCTAGCGCGGAGCTAATGTCTGCAAATACTGTACTCATGCCGCAACCTTTGATTTTGCTTTGTTAAACATCTGGTCAAATTTAGCAATTGAAATGCGAACCATTCCTTGTGGAGCCTGTGTTGAATGCGCGCCATACTCTATTCTTTGTGCATAAGGCAAAAGATTAGTCAGAAATATCGCTTGATCTGGGACAGAACCTTTAATGACAGATTTCATTGCTGAAATTGTTGCTTCTTCAGACTTGTCTTCAAATGACCACATTCCTGAAGCTGGTGTACCTAATGTGCATTGCCAATTGCTTTTTAAATTACCAGGAACGTAATCTGCTGGAGGTTTACTTTTCCACAAAGACGGATCACCAACAGGCGTTTGCTTTATGATTTCGGAAAATAACTCAACAGCTACTTCTTTAGGCGTTTCCACAATAAACGCAGTGGCTTTATTCGTAAATTGTTTAAGATCGGCAGTGAAGGTCATAAAACACATCCGTTCCAGAGGGTGATTCAGTCATTACATTCATTACCCGATATTCAATCGAGTCAAACAGCAAAGTATCGTTAATAATCGGAACAGTGACACCTGACTGAACTAAAATGCGTACATCTTTCTCTTGTACAGTCTCGCCAGCCTTCTCAAACGCATTAAATTGCGCTCTGACAGCTTTTAAGCTGTAAGTATTAGTAAGTCCTGTAAAATATTTGCCGCTTGCAGGGTCAAATCTACGACCTTCATCTCTTGTGATTGTGGCCGTTGCGCCAAAGTTAGAGATTAGGTTAGTAGCCGTTTTCTGTAGCGTCTTATAATCAAACACGGATAACTCTCTGTGATCTGTGAGTAAGTTTTGCCAGCTTAGTATCAACAGCTTTTAAGAACGTCACTGCCCTCGCTGAATCGGAATACTCAACCTCTAAGCTACCTACTTTTTCTTTTTTAGTTTCTCTAGCTTGATTATCAAGTGGATCAACACCAGCGCCTACGGCAATAGCGGTTTCCATTTGAGCATCTTTTAATAATTGGGGTATGGATGTTGATGATAGGTAGTAATTGTTAATCATCACTCCATAGCGCGGCCACATAGTAGCTTGTGCCTGATTAGCCTTTGTGCCTAAGAAATCCTTACTTTCAATGTAATCCATTGCTCGAATTAGCAATACAGCCGCAGTTCCAGTAACCGTAAGACCTCGATCTGCTGCATAAGTCGCAAGATCAGCTTCACTTACATAGGAATTAGCAGTAGTAGAACCTGAACCTGTTTCAACGACTATTGTTGCCATAATAACTCCAATAAAAAGCCCCACCCCCGAAAGGATAGGGCTAATCTTATTTACCCAAGTAACAGTGCAGTATGCTCTGGCTTGATATTCTTAACACCCCAAGC